TCTACGAAATACTGCGCGAACACTCATAATTTCGGGTGCTAACTGGTATGCGTTAACGTCTTGATCTAATGTTAAAAAAGCATAGCTTTCTTCGACACTATTTGCACTACGTTGACGGTATACAGCTAGAGCGCGATCTATGGCTGTGTTATAATTTTTAGGCTCAAGTTCAACGTCAACCATGCCGTCACCCAGCATGTTTTTAACGTAATCTATAATTTCCTGACGGGCGTTACTTGTATCACTCATGCTTATATTTAGTTAAATACACTACTATGCCAAGACTCTCTTTATACCGTCCCGAAAAGGGCAACGATTTCAAGTTCCTAGACCGGTTAATTAATGAACAATTTCAGATCGGCGGAACCGACATCTATATACACAAATACCTAGGCCCTGTAAATCCGCAAGACGGAGAGGCTACTCCCTCTGTGCCTGTTAATACTAACCCAATAGGCGAATTAGGAATACAGGACGTATTATTGATGGAAAATAGAGATCGACATTATTCGCCAGATGTTTACATTATGCGATCAATATACACAATGCAAGATTTAGATTTTAATCTAAGTCAATTTGGTATTTTCTTACAAAATGATGCCATCATGCTTCACGTGCATTTACGGTCGAGCGTAGAGTCCATAGGTCGTAAAATTATGTCAGGGGACGTTATTGAATTGCCCCACTTAAAAGATGAGTATGCATTAGATGACGCAATGGTTGCGTTAAAAAGATTCTATGTTGTACAGGAAGTTACGCGGCCCGCTGAAGGGTTTAGTGCTACTTGGTATCCACATTTATTAAAATTAAAATGTGTACCGATGATAGATAGTCAAGAGTTTAGCGAAATACTTGACGAGAAACAAGTTGATACACAGGGCAATGATACGAATCAAACCTTAAGAGATTTGCTATCTAATTACAACGGGGCTATCGCAACGAACAATGCTGTATTGGCCCAAGCAGAAGCAGATCTTCCGAGAAGCGGCTATGACACAACACCGTTTTATGTAGTTCCTACTAATGATCAAGGGTTTGCTGATGTTGAAGATGTTAGTGATACTAATGTAGACACTACAGCCCAAGGGGCAATTGATGCATCTATGGTGCTACGCACTCCTGATCACAACTATTACGTGGGATATATTACCGAAGATGGCAAGCCTGCAAATGGTGCTCCTTACACATTTGGAATAGAGTGGCCTGCACGACCTATATTGGGACAGATGCACCTACGTACAGACTATTTTCCAAACAGGCTGTTTAGATACAATGGGTCACATTGGATTAAATTTGAAGATAATGTTAGAATGGACGTAACCAATACTCCAAAAAATGGTAATCAACAAACACCAAACAGTCAAACAAGACAAACAGAAGTTACCAGCTTTATCAATAACATAACTACTGCTACTATCGGGACTAAGGTTGTACAGCAACGTCAGTCATTAAGTAAAGCACTAAGACCAAAGGCGGACAATTAAGATGGAGTTCTTTTATGATGGACAGATAAGACGTTATCTAACACAGTTTATGCGTCTAATGAGCAACTTTAGTTATAAAGATGCCAAAGGAAAAATTGTACAAGTTCCTGTTCGCTACGGTGACATGAATAGACAAGTAGCACAGATACAAAAGAAGAACAGTGAAAACACTATTCCAAGTGCTCCTTTTATCGCCTGTTACATTAAAGATCTTAAAGTAGCTAGAAATAGAATACAGGAACCTACACATATCAGCAAGGTACATATCAAAGAGCGAGATTCTTGGTATAATCCTGCTACAGGACAAGACGAGTATATCAATGTAGAAGGCGAAAATTACACAGTTGAACGGTTAATGCCTGTTCCTTATGACTTAACTTTCCAAGCAGACATTTGGACCACTAACACAGATCAAAAATTACAGTTAATTGAACAGTTATTAGTGTTGTTCCGCCCTAGTTTAGAATTACAAACAACTGACAATTATCTAGATTGGACCAGCCTAAGTACACTAGAACTCACTGAACTAACTTTTAGTAGTAGACAAATTCCACAGGGTACAGAACAAGATATTGACATTTGTACTATGCAATTTGAAACACCTATATGGTTAACAACTCCTGCAAAAGTCAAACAGATGGGCATTATTACCAACATCATCACTTCGATATTTGTTGAGCCTGCTGGAACACTTAACGAAGGCGGATATCATAATGGTGGAGAAGTTGACTACTTTGCTGGTAGACAAGCAGTATCAGTAGAAGGTACGACACTGGGTAACTTGGGAATATTGGTGCTAAACAGCACAGCAAAATTATTAGCACCTGCCGAAGGTGTTACTGATGACGAAGTCCCGTTCAAATATGGAACAAACATCAGCTGGTTACGAATATTAGATCTATATCCTGGAAAATTTACAGCAGGATTGAGTCAAATTAGAATAAAGAAACCGTCTGGGTCAGAGATAGTTGCACGTATCAGCCTAGATCCTAATGACGAGTCTATTATGCATCTTGACATAGACTCAGATACGATCCCAGCAAACACTCAAGTTCCCCCAAGTAGCGGTAAAACATACGTTGATGCTATTGTTGACCCTACTACATTTGATCCCGCTAATCCTGTTGCTGGTATAAGATATCTCATATTAGAAGATGTTAACACAGATCCAAAATTATTCTATGCTATTGCTAACGATACTGCGGCTAAAGCCTGGCGTAATTCAGATGCAACATATCTTGTGGCATACGCAAACGATATCGTAACATGGAACGGTTCTCACTGGTCTGTTGTTTTCGATTCGCGCACAGTTACTGATCTCACTTATATAACTAATACTAGAACAGGCATACAATATGTCTGGGATGGCTCCATGTGGGGCAAGAGTTACGAAGGTGAATACCGATCTGGTAATTGGCGATTATTTTTATGAGCAATATAATTTGTAGTGGTGGAATATTTTTAGCAACAGATACTAAAAGATTTTTATTTCTTTTGCGTAATCAAGGTAAAACTGCTGGCACATGGGGTATTGTTGGTGGCAAAAATGAGCCGTTAGACGGTACTCCTATTGCTACATTGAACAGAGAAATCACAGAAGAAGTTGGTTTCTTGCCATCAATAGACAAGTATGTTCCCCTTGAGTTGTTTACCAGCAAAGACGAAGGGTTTTACTACCACACATATTTGCTACTAACAAAAGAAGAATTCATACCAAAACTAAACGAAGAACACGTAGGGTATGCATGGTGTGATATAGAGCACACACCAAAGCCATTACACAATGGTGTGCGTGTTACACTTAATAATAAGATTATTAAAGCTAAGATAGATACCGTAATTGATATCTTAACTTGATTTGCGGACTACTAACAAGTAGAATCCATTCCACCAAGCAGTTAAATCTTCCTGATTGTTTAGAATTACTTTAGAGTAAACAACATCTAAACCTGCGGCTTTGATACCAGCGTCAGTTCCGTCAACAACACCTTCCCAGTTAGCATCGTCAACTAGAATAAATGCTTCATTAGCTAATATTTTAGAAAAGTATTTGATAGCTTTTGCTGTAGTATTAGGATCGTGTGGTCCGTCATAGAAGAAAAAGTCTACAGGATCTATTTCATCTAAGTTAACAGCAAACAAATCTGATTCATAAACTATAACTTTGTTGTCACCTTTAAATCGTTTTACGTTGGTAATAAAATCTTCTTTATTATTAGGTGGCATTTCAAAGATATCATTTGCTGGTTGGTAAGTGTCTTGCCATGTATCAATACAAATTACTTCTAGGTTATTGTCCTTTAGTGCGGCACATGCAGTTGCACCTAATGCACTACCTACTTCTAAATAGCGTGTAGAATTCTTAGCTAATTTATTGATAAGGCTTTCCATCTTCCAACTTGTTAGCCCAGGAACATCGATGTTTATCATGTCAATGGCACTATTCAACACAGCATCAATGGCCTGTTGGATCCTTGGACTAACCGGTTCGCTTTGTTTTTTACTTACAACTTTATCGCAGTATTGGCATTCCCAGCAGTCAAATTTACAAGTTTTAATTTTTTCACGCCAGACGTTGATTGGTTTTTCTGTTAAGTTACCTTCTTCAATATACTGTTCAAATCCATCAAACAGAATTTCATCGCCTTCGATAAATCCTGCAACGATATCAAGTGTTTCGTGGAATCGTTCGATGCTTTCACGACCGTGCATTTTAAACACATCAACATATTCGAGTAGCTCTACCCAATCTTCTCTCCAAGGAGGCAGGTTAGCAGTCTTTAGAGGAACTGACGGATCTTCGTGATCCCATTTAGGGCAACTTACACGACTAATTGCATCATTGAAGTATTGTGGACGACTTGAATCTCTAGTGTTGTTGAATTGATAATGCTCATCCATCATTGGACAAGCACCTAAGCAACCTTCATTTGCTAGGAGACTGATAGTAACATCTCGACCTAGATTTTCTTTGACCCACAATTTGGCAGTTTTTAGTCTGGCCAGTGCTTCTTGGTCACGCATCAAATCACGGTCGATACACACATAGTCAAAGCCCGCTTTTGCATGAGCAACAAATTCCGAGGGTGTGCGTACCTTACGCAGAATAGTATTCTTAACATACAGATCAGGATACCGTGCTTGTATCTGTCCAGTACTCATCCAATGTGTGTGCGGAAGAATTACTGATCTAATGCCTGCATCATATAACGGCTGGAAATTTTCTAGCCAAATATTGAGATTTTCTTGGGTGGGTGGTACTTCTATATTGTTGAAAGTAGCACAAAGAGGGATGCCGGTCTCCCTGTTAAGGTTGAACGCGGCATCTATTACAGAAAATGCGTCTTGCTGAGAAACAAATATGTCTCCCATTGCATCTTGATTAAACGGTGCAATTCTTGATGTAAAGTATATATCAAAGATATAATCTTTATAATGCTTACAAAACTCTAAAAAATTAAAGTATTGTGCTTCCGTTAATTTTGGGTTGATTGGTAAGCTGAATATTTTTTGCGTCTTCGCAGAAGTCTGGGATTCTTTCATCTCTACTCTCTAGTAATTTATCGACGGAGCTCTGTACTCCTAACGATATATTATGTATCCCTGCTTGGACC